ATCCGTCAATAACTGCGCTACATCACCGTAGGGAGTTGCCTTAAACGATGGTTTGCCAAGTTTTTCATACAACATTTTATGCAAGACAAGAAAAGAAGGTGCTGCAAAAGTCTTTTTAGCCACTTCTGGACCGAGATGATTAGTAGATTGTATGTTTCCTACTAAAGAACCATTTTGAGCTCTATGAATCCATTTAACGGCTTCAGATAAATTAGTGATAATGCAATCGACATCCACAAATAAAATGACTTCTGCATCGGTTGTATCAGTTACCCATTGCATCCAGTCTGCATGATTAATTTGATCAATACAATGTTGGAAAATAGGTAAATCTAATTTTTTAAAAACACTTTGTTGACCCCAGACAATGCGTTCATCAATATTTTGCCAATGCAAACTATAAATTTTTAATCTCATTTTCTAGCCTCCATCATTGCATCGGCATAAATATAGGATGATTTGACCAAATTATCTACAAAGCCTGTGGCTCCAAATCTTTCTTTATTTAAATCACTTGATGCCAATAAACCTTGTAACACTTTGGCAGCGAAGTAATCCCTTAAATCCATGCCTTCTGAGCTATATCTAAATTCACCATCAGAAGTAAAATTAAGTTCTGGAAATGCTTTAATTGTTTCTTTCATCTTTATCCCCTAAAGTTAGTGCCAGTTTATCTAAGCAGCCGACTGGCGCAGCCCTAACAACCCCCTAGACTGGGCGGAACTCTTTAATCATTACTGTACATCCACCACCCTTTTTTAAATCACCACGAGTCACCAATAAAAATTGAACTTGCACATCATCATTAAAAATACCCGCATCTTGACACGCATCAAGTATTGGTTTTAAACAATTATCAACATCCATCAATTTTTTTGAACGTGGATGAAGTATTACCGCAACCGCAAGGGGAATATCACTTAGTTTTGGTATGCGATGTTCCAGAACATAATCTACAACTGCTTTTTTGAACAATTGCCCTCTTTTACTGATATAACGCCGATGTCCTGACGCTAACCAATATGCATTCATGCTAGGCGGATACGGTAATCTTAAAGTAATCATCAGAACGGTATATCGTCATCATCCATGCGACTAACTGGCTTTGGATAAACATCATCTGCTTTAGGTGGAGGCACATAATTATCTTCAGATAAAGATAACAAACTACCTTTAGCCGTTCTTTTAGTCCATGCCGCTAATTTAACTTGATCTCCAGCTTTAAAATCTCTCGACAAAGTTATCAAGCCAGTGTAATCAGGACTTCTATCATGTTTTTTGTTATTTTGGAACAAAACACCTTTTCCTGGTTCTGCGTTATGTGCGCTACTCATCAATCCTCCTTATTTGCACGATGTATTAATTGTAAAAACTTAGAAAGTGTTACGCTATCCCAAGTATCCATAAATGCTTTATTTGCTTCTTTTAAAGACTCGTATTTTTCAGCTTTTTCTTCAACCGTTAATTTAGAGTTTTTAATTCTCTTAAATAAATTTACAAAACCCTCTTGCCAATCATTAACTGTTAAAAAAGATGCGTAAGCAGCAGTCGTGTTAGGCACATACAAATATAATATTTCAGAGCCTTCAACATCTTCGGGCATCATAGTAACTGCCACGTTACCTTGCATAACGATTACTGGAGCTATGTCTTCTTCTATTCTAGCTGGAGTAATATCCCTCTCTGGTTTTCTAGGCTCAAAGTCTAGCACTTCCTCTGAACTGTATTGACCTAAAATACAAGCGGGATAAATCGACCTAATTGCTCGTGAAATCACCCTCGCCCTCAACATATCTTCGGGGTACTTTGTCCAAGCTGAATTCATTTTGTAAATGCCAGCCTCTTTAGCCATTTCAATTGTCCACTCGACTGTAATGCTGCCACCAGACTCATGGGTAAAAGTACCAATACAACGCTTGGCACCTATTTCTTGCCATTGCACCTTACCACCCGCCTGTTGAAACCTTGCCAAGATTGCTTGACTCTTGAGAGCTGGGCGACCTTGAATAATGTCATACTCTTGCATCACTGTTGCTGGGTGCTTGTTTTCTGCTTGAGCCACCAACATGACTGCAATGACTTGATCCTTCGTTTGAAAACCATAAAACTTACTTCGGACAATGGCATCTGCCATCACCCCCATATCTTGAACCGTGACTAAAGCGTTCATATAAATTTCTCCCAAAGTGTTAGTAGAGTATCAATGACAGAACTGGCTGCCATCACATAAATTGCAATATCAATGTTATTCATCATAGTTATCCCAAACAATAATAAAAATCAACGCAAGGGCAAAACCAATGAGCAAACCTAAGTAAAATTCAATCATTTGATTAAAAACCTCCGTGAACCAATTTGTTCAACTACAAACTTTGAGTAAATGTCGGGCATGGCAGTCTTAAACAAATCAGCGGAAAACTTCATAGAGGCTTTTGAGGACTTCCAGGTCACTAAGGTATTACCATCAAACGTGCGAAGCTCTGAACGGTCACCTAATGCGTTTCTAATCTCGGTTTCCCACTCATCACCAATCGTTTCGAGCTCTTTGATTTTTGCTTTCAACTGCTTAAGGTCACTTACACGGGTTTCTAACGATTGATTAGCGATAACAATGCCATCGACTGACTGAGGATAAGCTAACTTCGCATCATCAACTGATTGCGCCTTTGGAACAGTTCCAGATACAACATGCGCCCAAAATACGGACATTTGTTTAATAAAGTCTAACTTTTGGTCTTGTGTGAAAGTAAAGTCAAACGTCACAAACTCTTGTCCACCAAAAAGGACTGCCAATATTACTCGATCAACATTATGAACTGTTGCTTCATGTAAACATTGAATGTAATCAGCGGCTGGCACTCGATTTGTTTCTGCATCAAACTTATTGCGCACCATTGCATTGTAGTTTTTGACTTCAACCAATGTATCACCAGCGGTGTTAATGTAATCAAAGTGAGAGCGCAGCCAATCTTCTTTTGCATGACTCATTGCGTAATCAGCTTCCTTCAACTCCATTTTCAACCGATCACTGGCAATACGAGCAATTGTTGGCTGCATTACATGACCCATCTGTACGGCTTCAACACCGCTCAAGTCTGGGGGTGCCAACTTACCTTGTTTGATTAAAACAGTTTCTACTGCATTACCATTCATGACTTGACGGCTATCACCACTCCACCATGCTGCATTTCTTACTGCTGGTTCAAAATCATTTCTGTCGTTCATATTAGCTCCGCCATTGTTTTAACAAGTTCTTTAAGAATTTCAATCTTATCTTCGAGTTCACCAATCTCACTCTCCAACTCGTCATTTTTGTTTTTCAATTCATTAATTTGAATTTGATAACCTACTTCCATTATGGTTGGTTCTTCCATCATGCACCTCCACGACAGAAAACAGAGGCGATGTGTTCATCATCATCCATCTCAAACTTTGGTTCAAACCACTTACCTTCCATACCGCATCCAATCGTTTCCAACTGATAACGATTTTGACGTGCATCTCTGGTTTGAAGCGCACCAGACACTAAATCAATGCCATTGTTGGGACTATGACAATCATTTAAACCATAAATATGGGTGCCATTTTTTTCTTTGTAATACTTACAATCTTTACAAATCTTCATAATATTTTCCTTTTGTTAGGTTATAAAAACATATCAATCTACTACAGTTCACATCTTACTACATAAAAAATAATTATTGCAACATATATTTTATATTTATATATATATACAACTATCTATACACAACTATATCATACCTCACACAAAAACATATACATACACAATTATATTATAACAAGTTATAATATAAGTATATAGATATCTATATATAATATAGTAGTAACAACGGGTCTTTGGGGTTCTTGGGGTTTACCAATGGGGTTTTTTGCCGACCACTAAGGACAACTACCATGCCTTGACCCCCTATGGATCAACTTCTGGTAAAAGTTCCTTTTTTGGTAAACCACTTAACACACAGGCGCGCGCGATAAAAATCCCTTCCCTAATAGAGCTTTAATCACCTGGTCAAATTACCTCAAAATTGCTCATTTTTGCCCTGATTTTGTTGGTTTTTAATGGATTTATGCTTGTTTTTCAATTGTTTAAGACGAAAAAAAACCCTTATTTCTAAGGGTTATAAAGGGTTTTACAGTGGTTTAGATTATTGCCAGTAAGAGTAATCCCAGTACAAGCAATAAAGCACATACAATGTCATCTTTAGTGGGTTTATCATGGTTCATTGTGATTTTTCCTTACTGGTAATTGTCGATAATTTATTAACATTGCCATACTTGTATCTTGATGGATTGTAAATGTAATCCATAAATTGATTGCAAGTAATATCTTCATTGTATAACTTGTCATATAAATTATATACATCTTGCAATTGATTGACTGCTAAAAAGTTTTCTAAATCATCAATTGATAGTGCTTCCAGTTCATCAAAACCTAAATACATCAAGTCTTGAATACAATTCTCGGCATCATTCAAAGCAATTTCTGTCAAATCTGCTTTAGTGGTTTTACCATTGTAGTTATAACCCTTCCAGTCATAATCATCATATTGCCATGAATTACCATACTTAAAACTCTTGTAATGGTATTTCTCAATTGCACTCTTAGCCTCTTTTTTCCACTGCTTATGATTTTTAACGAATGTATCACTTATTTTTGTCGGTGCTGACCAAGCATAAGTATTCGATAACCATAAACCACCCCAGTAATATCCACTGGTATCGTTTATAGTCGTCATTCTGCCTAAATTGTCCATTAGTACAAATTTATTACCACTACCAATATGTTTACTTATCAATTCTTTAAAAGCTCCTGTAAAGGCAAAATTAGGGTTTTTAGATAGCATAGGTTTTAAATAATCTTCAATGTAATGCCATGTATCAGACATCTTTAAATCTTTAGCATTGCCAGTACCTAAAATGCCATTGTGCATTAATGCCAAGTCAATGCCATGCTCTTTTTTATTCAAGACCTGATAAGGATGACAATTGTTTAAATCAATGTTGCCATGAGTACGCATCCTAAAATGGATTGCACAAGTTTTACCCTTTACATACTCTTGATAAAACGCAATTGCTTCTATTTCAGTTTTGGGCAAAATCTTTTTAATAACAAGCTCATTGTTCTCGGCAAACATAATGCCGATACCATCACTGTTATATTCATAAAAATCTTCAATCCAATGCTCGGCGAGTACTGGGGAGTTATTTAGTTTAGTTATTAGTAAACACATATTATTTAATTTTCCTTATGTTAGTTGACGGATTATTCAAAAGTTACAAGCATAGAAGTATTGATACTGGCAATAGTCTTATTAGGTTTTGTTGGTAAAGTAAAACCCTTTTTAACTAAATACTCTCTTAAAAATTTTGTATCACTTTTATTGTCATCAAAACAAATAAATTCTAAAAATTTATGAGTAGTTAAATTGTTGATACTGGCATCTTTAGTAAAGAAGTAAGAAGCATAAGTAAACTCAAGACATGCCATGATGGTTGAATAAACTAAAGAACCTTTAAACAATCTAAATTCAATTGTTCTCTCATTCTGAAAATTCAAAGCCTCATATCTATCAGTATTTAAATGTCTTAATTGTCTTTCTTTTACTTTGCTTGAGGCAAGAGAGTGCTTTAACCAGTTCTTATTTGTTTTCTTATCACTAAACTTTGCGTAACTGGCATTGTCCCTTCTAGCAATTGTTTTAATTAAATGTAAGTTATTTGTATCATTGATAAACAAAATTAACTTACTGGCATGGAGAGTAGTCATCTCTCCTTTATCAATATGCACATGTAATCCACAAGTATTTGTGTTATGACTACGCATATTTCTAAATTTCTGATTGAAATACTTTAACTGTTCTGCATGTACATCAAGACCAGTCCATGAAGTGACCATCTCAAAACCATAATCTAAACTTCTATCATTTTCCAGTAAGCAATAGGTATATCTCTTACCATCTCTCCAGTAGTCGGTAATATTATTTAAAATATCCTCTGCCTTATCTCTTAGGTTATCCCCATCAATCTCCATTTCAAGCTCTATACCTAAGAGAATTTTTCGTTTATCGTAAGCACTGGGGATATGCTCTAAATCTTCTAGGGAACCATGATAAGACCTGATTAAGTCGCTGTTATCCTCGTCATCATTATCACTGTCTCTGTCTCTGTCTACATAGTACCCATTTCTCTCAGACCACCTATAACTGCGTACACAACAATTACAAACCCCATAATCATCACCAACATTGTGATAGTCGTCATCATGTAAAAAATACTTATCACAGTCATTACAATTAAAAACACTGTCCCTAAAATTTTCTTCTAGCCAGTCAATCATATTGGTTCTAACAAATAAATCATGTTCTGTCGCATTTAAAGTGTATAAAGCATCATAAATATTATTGCTCTTTAAAGCATTGTTTAAAGCAATACCAAAACACCTATACTTTGCCTTCATTACATGCCATGAAGCCAAATTGTTTACATAGTGCTTTACATAATCTTGACGAGGGAACAAACCATTTAAAGGGTTTAAATTGTCTCTAATCACTGTTTTACGATAATACTTAGCTTGTCTAAACAGTCTTTCTCTCACTACTGGGGTATTGTTAAATCTACTCATAATAGAAAATTCCTTAATGTTAGTTAGTTATATGTACATGTGTACTACTCGATTGTAAATCAAAAGTAATACTTTTGTACATATATTTATATAACATATATACATATTTTATATACTAAATATAGGTAGTAGTATTTAACCTATATATATATATGTAGGTAGTATAGTTTTGGGTAAAGATTTGATATATGTCCACCACTCGCACTCTGGTAAATATAGTATATATTATATGGGGTATATGATATGATACTACTATACATATATATAATTATATAGTATATATGTACTATGATATGGGTATATGGGATAGTATGAATATACCAAGCACGAGTAGTAGTTCGGTTTTCCAGATGGGCACCAGGTTGCACTGGTGGGAGCCCCATACCAAGTTCCCCCCAAAAAAAATACGTGTTTTTCGATATAGTAGAAATAAACTATAAAATATAGTGTATATTAATAACTGGTTATATTGAATAAGGAATATGTATGTCAGATATTGTTATTGAAAAGAATGTAGGATTACCAAAAGAGAGGAACAAAAACAAATATCCATATTTAGAAATGGAAATAGGTGATTCTTTTTTTGTGGAGAATGGTAAGTTAGGTCTTATTTGCAACTTAAATTATCGTATGTTAAAACTACATGCCAAGCGTTATATTGCTAGGTCAGAAGCTACGGGGGTGAGAGTATGGAGAACCGAGTAGATCCTATCCTTGAAAACTTAGGTACTGCCCCAGATGACTTGAAGAAAGCGTACATTGAGCGGGTGTGGAACATGACGAAAAGTGAACTGTTCAATGAGTTGATGCGAGTACAAGCTGAGAGTGCCAAGATAATTACCGCCTCTCATAACGAGATTGTGCGCTTGCAAGGGGTGTTGAGAGAGTTAGAGTCTGGTAGTGGGTTACATTAAGCCAGAGGGCATTGAGAAGGTTTGGGAAGAACAGTTATTAGCAAGCCGTAGCATCCTCAAGACCGAGATGTTAAATGTATTGCACTGTGAGTCAAAAGAAGATAAGAAGGCACTATATCAGCGTTGGAAAGCAGAGTATTCGGAGTTGATGGTGCAAGACTTAGTGAAGTGTGCCAAAGATCGTAAGAGTTGTTTAATGGCGGCTAATTGGAATTTAGATAATTTTGAACCAAACAGAAGAAAAAAACATGAGCGGATTTGATTTACCTAACTTTTACAAATTCTGTAATCAACTCAAGATTGAAACCAAAGAACAAGGGCTGCGCAAGATGGATAACTTGCTTGGCACCCAGACCTATGTGATGAATGAGATTGACAAGGGGTTGAAACAAGGGATTCACTTCTATGTCATTCTCAAGGGAAGGCAACTCGGTATTACAACCATCTCTCTTGCCCTCGACTTGTATTGGCACTATATCCATAACGGCTTGAACGGCACCCTTGTGACAGACACCGAAGAAAACAGAGATATGTTTCGAGGCACACTCGGTGGGTATATGGACGGGTTACCCAAAGAATACAAGATTCCAATTCTCACCCATAACCGCAATAGCTTATCTCTGAAGAACCGTAGTCGTATCTTTTACCAAGTCGCTGGTTTGAGGGCTAAGGGCTCTTTAGGTCGTGGTAAAGGGATTACGTTCTTGCACGGCACAGAAACCTCGTCATGGGGCGATGAGGAGGGTCTAGCATCACTTTTAGCTTCTCTTGCCGAAACCAATCCCAAGCGTTTGTATATTTTTGAAAGTACCGCTCGTGGATTCAACATGTTTCACGACATGTATGTGGAAGCCAAGAAAGCCCGCAGTCAAATTGCTATCTTCTGTGGCTGGTGGCGCAATGAGCTTTACATGGCTGATCCTAACAGTGACATTTATCGTGTGTACTGGGATGGCAAATTAACGGGCGAAGAAAAGGAATGGACGAAAGACATTAAAAAGTTGTACGGGTTTGAGATTAATTCCCGTCAAATTGCTTGGTGGCGGTGGAAGCTCGCAGAAGGTATTCGAGATGAATCACTCATGTATCAAGAGTTTCCCCCTACTGAAGACTACGCTTTTGTAATGACGGGGACATCGTTCTTTAGTAACTCCCGTTGTACCGATGCAGTCAAAACCCTTCGCAAGAAAAACCCAAGTTATTATCGGTATAGTTTTGGTGCCAACTTTCAAGACACCAACGTGTTGAAATCAACCGAAAGGTTAGCTTCTCTCAAGGTGTGGGAAGAACCAATTGACACCGCCTACTACGTCATTGGTGCAGATCCCGCCTACGGCTCAAGTGATTGGGCAGACCGCTTTTGTATTCAAGTGTTTCGGTGCTATGCAGACGGCTTAGAGCAAGTTGCCTCGTTTGCCACGAGTGAGCTCAACACCTATCAATTCGCATGGGTCATCTGTCACTTGGCGGGTGCCTACAAGAACTCAACTTTAAACCTTGAGGTCAATGGTCCAGGACAAGCGGTCATCAACGAGATGCGAAATCTCAAGCGCATGGCTGCCAACATGGGTACGGCACTCGGTAAAGACTTGCTGGATGTGTACGGCAGCATGCAAAATTACATCTGGCGGCGCAACGATACAATGGGCGGTGTGTCCAACTCAATTGGTTGGTTGACAACAAGTGCCACCAAAGAGCGGATGTTAACGTACATGAAAGATTATTTCGAACGAGAGATGATGAATATCTACGACATGGATACCATTGAGGAAATGAAAACCATGACTCGTCAAGATGGTGG